AGATATGCCAAAAGTGCAGAAAACATTACAAAAGTAAAAAAGGATAATACTGAATCAACAGAAGACAATACAAAGGCACAAGAAGATAATGCTGATGCAATCCAAGCAACCGGCTTGGCGGCAGCAGGAGCTGGCACAGCCCTGGAAGGGTTCAACAAAACTATGGAACGCTCCCAGGAAGCCGCGGATGCTGCTAAGACTGCCATGCGTCAGATCCTGGATGAATACAATTCCACCATGGATTCTATCAAGGCTGATTTGCAGGATAAAATCAGTTTTGCTGATAAATTTGACGGTGGAGATGATATTACCACAGAACAGATGAATGAGAACCTGCAGTCCTGGGTGGATGGAATCCAGAACTATCAGCAGAATCTTCAGCGCCTCAAAGAAGCCACAGACGAGAGCGGGCAGGCAATCTTTTCAGCAGAATTTATCCAGGCAATCCAGGATCAGGGAACTGATGCAGCTAATATGCTCCAGCACATGGTATGGACTCTGGACAATCAGGGTGAGTACGGCGTAGAACAGTTGAAAGGCATATCCAAAAAGTGGACTGATGCCATGGATATATCAGAAGATACAGCAACTGTAATGGCAGCTAATAAGACCGCCTATGAGATGACAATGGGAGATCTTGGTTCTTCAGATATTGATTTTTCTGATTTGCGCGAGTCCATTGATAACGCCGTTGCTTCAGCAGTGGAAGGCTGGGCTGAGCTTCCAGCAGCCACCCAGGAATCCCTCATGCAGACCGTACAGATGGCGCAGGAATGTGGTGTACAGATCCCAGAGGGACTTGCAGATGGAATTGCAAGCGGTGAGATAACCCCTCAGCAGGCAATAGATCAGCTGAACGGGACTATTGAAGGAACAATCCAGGGCGTGGCAGAAATCGCCAATAAAGCGGGTATCCAGATTCCGGAAGAAATCCAGGCAGGAATTAATGCCGGTGGTACGCAGGCAGTATCCGCTATGCAGGAGCTTCTGGCACTGATCCAGCAGCAGGCAGCAGATGCACAGTCTGCAGGTGAAGATGTTGGTACTGCTGTAGGAGAAGGAACCCAGAATTCAATTAAAGATCAGCAGTCTGGCGTTGAACAGGCTGGTGGCGAGATGGCGTCCGCCGGAGCAAAGGCAGCCGAAGAGAAAAAAGGCGAATATGAAAAAGCCGGAAGCGTAGCTGCTCAGCAGTACCAGACAGGTATCAATTCTGGAAAAAGTGGTGCAATCAGTGCAGCTGGAACCATGGCAGGACAGGCGGCATCTGCTGTTAGGACCTATCAGAATAGCTTTTACACTGCGGGATATAACGCAGCTGCTGGTGTAGCACAAGGTATATCAGCAGGCCAGTCCCAGGTCATCAGCGCTTCAATAAGAATGATCAATGCAGGTATTGCCGCAGCCAAGGCAGCAGCAGAGATCCATTCTCCATCAAAGAAATTTGAGAAAGAAGTCGGCTATCAGTTACCTGCAGGTACTGCGTCTGGTATAACTAAAAACACAAAGGTAGCAACTGCAGCCGCTGGAAAAATGTCCCAGTCTGTGTTGAAAAACGCAACCAGCTGGCTTAAGCAATACAATAAGAGCCATGAAGCTTCCCTGGACAATGAAAAATGGTACTGGCAGCAGATACGTGATACAGCTGTGAAAGGATCCACGGCCTATAAACAGGCAACCGCTCAGCTTAATAAGCTTAACAGCAGTTCCACGATCAGCAAGGCACTGAGCAGCAGTATAAAGAACAATTTTGGCGTATCCAAAGAAAAAGTTACCGGATCCGGAGATAATCAAAAGAAAACTACTAAGGACGCAGAAACTTATAATTCTGAAGTCCTCAGTGCTGCTGAAAAACGGCTGGAAAAGTACAAGACATTACATGCTGCCTCTTTAGCCCAGGAGAAAAATTACTGGACCACCGTTCGAAAGAATTTAAAGAGCGGAACTGATGCCTGGTATGAAGCAACACAGAAGATCCAGGAACTGGACACTCAGATCTACGAGGAAAAGCAGGAGAAACAGGAAGAGGCAGCCAAAGCCAGAGAGGAAGCTGCAAAGACCCAGGCTTCAGTACAGAAATCCCTTCTGGAGACCTACCAGACCTATTATTCTATGTCCGCCAGGGCAGAGATGGAATATTGGGATATTGCCAGAAAACAGTTCACAGCCGGCATGGATGAGCGCATAGAAGCAGATAAAAAGTACCTGGAAGCCAAAGAAGATTACGAAAAAGAAAAGCTGCAGCTTGATGAAGATTACAATGATAAGCGGGAAAAGCTTGAAAAAGAACTAAATGAGACCATACAGGAACTGGAAGAAAAAAGGGACAGTGCCATAGCTGATCGGAAGAAAGACATCCTTTCATCCATGAATAACTATGATGCCTGGGATGCTTCCGGATATACTGCAGATCGTCTGATTTACAATATGAATACCCAGGTTGAGGGACTGAAACTGTGGGAAACCCAGTTGCAGGAACTGAGCGGAAAGGGACTTTCAGAGGGGCTGCTGCAGGAACTGAAAGACGCAGGACCAGAAGCAACCGCCAATATTTACAGCCTGAATCAGATGACTGCAGAGCAGCTGGATGAATTTAACAAGCTTTGGGAAGAAAAGCAGGAGATAGCAGACCGGCAGGCAAAAAAAGATACACAGGCTACGCGGGATGCTATTGACCAGCAGATAAGTGACACCAAGAAAGACTATAAGAAGCAGCTGGATGATCTGGCAGCTGAAAATGCTTCGGCTGTTGCGAAACTAAATGAGGGACTATCTACCGGCTTGCAGTCCCTGGTGGAACAGGCTGGCCAGATTGGTGAGGATATTGTAGGTAACCTGATCGCTGGCATTCAGAAAGCTGGCACAGGTGGAACTTTGCTTGACGTAAATGTAACTCCGAATGGCAGCACTGCATCTGGCACGGCCTCTTCTGGATCCGGTGGAACAGATACATCCAGCACTGCTTCTTCAAGCTCAGCTTCCTCTGGGACAACATCTGAAATTGCGCCCGCGCAAAAAGCAGAGCTGGAGGCCGTGACCGCAGGTGTAGCGGAAGAACCGGCAGAAATTACAGAAGTACAAAAGCTGATCAATGCAAGTAAAGCCCATAAGAAATCAGTATCAGATGCTGAGAAAAAGAAGCATTCGGATCTGTGGCAGTACATTGTTAAGAACTACGGCCGGAGCGTCAACGATTCCACAGTTAAAAAGATTGCGGATGCTCTTAGCGTGGAAGCCGACAAAAAGCCTACATCAGCGCAGAAAAAAGCAATTCTGGCCGCTATGAAAAAGAACGGCCTGAAGACCGGTACTCAAAACGTCATAGAGGATCAGCTGGCGTGGTTATTTGAAAATAACGCCCAGGAATATGTTCTCCGTAAGTCCGATGGCGCGATCATGCAGAACATGCTCACCGGGGACAAGGTAATTAACCCACAGGGAGCAGAAAACCTTTATAATTTTGCCATGAATCCGGATCAGTTCCTGGAATCCAGATCTTCCCTGGAGGTAGGAGCGGCTGGAGTCGAGAAACTTAACCGTTTGATCCAGCAGCAGTCAGAGCACCAGGCGAAGTTATCAGGAAGCTATCGAAGTGATAACTCCGAAATACTGAGCAAAATGGATTCCATGATGAGTACGATGGAGTCCATGATGGAGAACATGGCAAGCTCCATGAAGAACTTAAAAGTATTCATGGATAAAGATAAGCTGGTCGGAGAACTCAGGGAAGACATGAACATAAAAAATGAAATGGCAGCCACAAGATACACAAGGGGGCGTCTGAGATGAATATAAATGGCTGGGACATATCCGGAGCACAGGCCAAACAGTGGAACGTGACTCCGGGATTTTCCGATATTGAAAATGAAAGCGAATGGCAGAGGGGAAGCCCACTGCCGTTTTTCATTAATGGATCAATCGGGTGGAAGACAATACGGATCACCTTCCTGGTATACGGCTCTGATCGAAATGAGATCTTGCAGAATTGCAGCACCCTGCTTTCCCATATGATGTCCGAGTCGGTCACCTTGGAACTGGATAAGTTCGATCACAAGTTTTGCGGGTTTATGAGCAAGCATGATTTTACAGAAAACCCGCTTGCCCGTCTGAAGGTGACATCCAACAGGCTGAGCAAGCTCACCGTTGATTTTTCCTGCTATGAGTTTGCTGAACAGCCAAACGGTTCACCGTTTTCGGAGTCCGCTTCCGGGATGCTGGAGACAGTAGTTACAAATCCTGGGAACATCCGGACGCCTTGTATGGTAGAGATTACGCCAAAGGTGGGAATGGAACAGCTGACAATAACTGGAATAAACCGAAATCTAGATACAGGAGAAAACCTTCGGGTGGTAATAAGAAGCCTTACTGCTAACAGTACTGTGATTTTAGACGGAGAAAGTGGGAAGATTACAGAAAATGGGGCTAACAAAGCAGCAGATGTTGATATTTGGAGCCTGCCGATCCTTTTACCAGGGGAAACAAGGATTACCTTAGACAGCACATGGACAGACATGACTGTGAAATATAGACCAAGATTTATGTAGGAGGAAAAAACATGACAAACCAGGAAATGTTAAACGCTTATAACGGATTAAAACTTTTTCAGGAAAAAGAAGCACAGATTTATAAAGAAGATGGAAAGAAAATTTTATCTGGAAAGATAAAACTGAGCTATGCCATTAATAAAAACACGAACTTATTGCTTAACGCATTAAAACCTTATGAAGATACCCGTAAGGAGTTAATGGAAGAATACCGGGATCTTGAACAGGAGGAAAAGGCAATTGAAGAGGAAAAAAAGCGAGCTGAACAGGAAAAGAGAGCCCCCGGAAATGTGGATATCATTCTTAAAGAAGGAAAAAGTGTAAAAGAGCTCAACCAAAAGATTCAGGAACTTCTGGGACTGGAAATGGATTTTGAGGTGCATAAGGTATCCCTGGAAGAATTTGATGGGCTTGATATTGGAAGTTGGGAATTAGGCATTTTTATGTTTATGATTGAAGACTAAACGGAGGCGGCCCTATGCTTAAGATATATGATACGAACCACAATGCCATAGGGCATATTGTCAAATACAAGGATCTGAAGGTTGCGAGCGACGTTACAACTGGCGATCAGACTCTTTCTTTTACATACATGGCAAGACATCATGAAATCTGTGAAGAGTATTATATTGAGACTCAGGATGCTGAGTATGTAGTAAAAGAAAAGAGTGTAAGCACAGATGGATTCCTCTCCTTTGTTGCGGTACTGAACCTGGAAGAACTGGAGGCGAAGCCCTGGAGCTCCTTTGGCATTACGGATTCCACAATAGAAGATGCGGCCAAGCTTGCTCTGGCTGGATCCGGCTGGACGGTTGGCGAATGTACCGTAACCAAGAAAAGAAATGCAGGGATATTGCAGACAAATACGCTTGGAGTAATTCAGAAGCTGTGTACTGCATTTATGTGTGAAGTCGTTTATGATACCAAGAAAAAGACAGTATCCTTTTACGATCAGGTTGGCCAGGATAAAGGGAACTTTTTCCTCACAGGGCTTAACCTGAAACGGTTACAGAGGAAGGGCAGCACCTACGACTATTATACGAGAATTATCCCTATTGGCCAGGACGGGCTTACCATCGAGTCCGTGAACGATGGGAAGAATTACCTGGAAAATTACCAGTACACGAATAAGGTGAAGACCTACATCTGGAAAGACGAATCTTATACAGATGCTGCAGCCATGAAAGAGGATGCAGAAGCGAAGCTGAAAGATCTGTCAAAGCCGGAAGTATCATACAGTGCTGATATTATTGATCTGGCCAAACAAAGAGCTGGATACGATGATTTTTCTTTTTCCCTGGGAGATACAATCACCCTGATCGATGCCGCCACCGGGATCCGGGAAAAGCAGCGGATCATCAAGCTTACACAATATCCACAGGACCATACCAAAGATGAGTGCGAACTGGCCAATAAGCTTCCCTCATTCGAAGAGGCCAGGGAGAAGCTCCAGGCCGCCCAGGAAATTATTAACACCGTAATCAGTGATGATGGACGGTACACGGGGACTATCAATGTATCGGATATTTTGCATTTTGACGAGGGTGTATATGGCAGCAGTGCGGTGGGAAATCTGCAGGGGTTGTACAATACTCTGGACGGGAGCTTATCAGAACTGAAACTGGCGGTAGGACAGATCGAGTCAAACTATATCAAGACAGAAGAGGCTGATATTAAGTTTGCCACCATTGAAAGTCTGAAAGCACTTGAGGCAGAAACTACCAGCATTAAGTCTAAATACGCGGAATTTGAGAGTACCGTTACGGATGAACTGGCGGCTAACAAAGCGTTAATCAATGAGCTGGATGTAAAAAAGATTAACGCCGCAGACGCTGATTTGAAATACGCAAGCATTGATTTCTCCAATATTGGCATAGCGGCTATGGAGAAATTCTATTCAGAATCTGGCTTGATTAAGAATGTAGTGGTCGGCGACCAGACTATTACTGGCGAATTGGTCGGTGTAACTATCAAAGGTGATCTGATCGAGGGTAACACCATCAAGGCAGATAAGCTGGTCATTAAGGGGGAAGATGGCCTTTACTACAAGCTTAATACCAACGGATCAGGAGTAATTTCGGAGCAGACTGACTATAACAGTTTGAACGGTACTGTTATCCAGGCCAAGAGTATCACAGCAGATAAAGTGGCGGTGACCGACTTGGTAGCTTTTGGTGCTGACATCGGTGGAAACCATATCGGACACGACTGCATATATTCCGGAGCTAAGACTTCTGCGCTCAATACCACCAGAGGATTCTATCTCGGCTCAGATGGCCAGGTAGGATTTGGCGATACGAATGAGTATATTCAGTTCTATAAAGGCGATGACGGGAACTTTCACCTGAGAATTAGTGCTGGCGATATTTTGTTTGGTAAGAGTAAGAAGACTGTAGAGAGCGCAATTACTGAGATCGACACTAAGGTTAATAACGTTAAGTCCATTGTTGGAACCACATACACTTACCAGGTTGGTACTAGCATGACAGATGTTCCTACAGGGGAATGGCTAACTTCAATGCCTAACGTACCACAGGGACAGTATCTCTGGACAAAAGAGACCACCTTATATTCAGACGCAACCACCTCCGTAGGCTATATCGCTACCAGGATGGGTGTTGATGGTGCTGGTGGAGCTACCGGACCGGCTGGACCACAGGGACCCCAAGGTGAAAAAGGAGAGAAAGGTGATACTGGAGAGCAAGGACCCCAGGGTGATACCGGCGCAACTGGAGCTCAGGGCGCGAAGGGCGATACAGGAGCGCAAGGACCACAGGGTAATCAGGGCATACAAGGGGAAACTGGCCCAAAAGGAGATACCGGAGCGACAGGTCCTCAAGGACCACAAGGCAACCAAGGTATTCCTGGTGAAAATGCGCATTATGTTAAGGTTGTCGGAAGTAATTACGATTACTCACAAGCTGGAAAAGACGAGGGGCTGTGGCTAAACGGAACCAAACTTACATCAGGAGTAACGAGAGGACATTGTCTAGCTATAATCAACCCAACCACAAATGCATTAGAAAAAGCTACATGGTACGACACGTATAGCACAGCAAGTTGTATGGACGGGATAGCGGACCTTGTGACTACTGGAAAAATAGTTTGCTTATTTACTTTCGACGCATCATCCCTTACAAGCACAGTAAGAAACTTCTTGATCGAATGTGGTTCAAAGGATACGAAAACTTGGACCGCTGCACGGCGTACCCATGTGTTTATAGGTATGCGCGGGTTAGCTAAAGGCAACGCCTATGAGTGGGACGGACTTGGTTCAGGCGCGTTGAAGGAACTTATCGCTTATTACACTTCTTCTGGAATTGTATTAAACGGTAACGTTGGTGATACCGGCGCAACAGGTCCACAGGGACCTCAAGGTAACCAAGGAATACAAGGTGTGAAAGGTGATACTGGTGCGACTGGACCACAAGGCCCCCAAGGTAACCAAGGAATACAAGGAGTAAAGGGTGATATGGGTGCCACTGGCCCAATCGGACCACAAGGACCCCAGGGTAACCAGGGGCCGACCGGACCTCAGGGACCAACTGGTGCCACGGGACCGACCGGTGCCACTGGTGCTATGGGGCCTCAAGGTCCTAAAGGCGATGGACTTGACGTCAAAGACACTAGAAGCACAAATCAAACGCCGCTTTGGTATATACAAAATTTCCCGATGACCACAGTAAATGAGTTGAAATTAGCAAATACGATTGGTCTAACTGGTGAAAACTTCTGTCTTTTAATAACATGCGTGCCATGGCGAGATGCTTCCGGCGGATATCCTAAGCAGACTGCAAAGATTGATGGTCGTGAATTATGGCGAATCGGTATTAGTGATACGCAATGGAGTACATGGAATGACGCATACACCCTTGCAAATTCTGTTGATATGGGTATAGCCGCTTGGTGTTATAACAACGATCGTACTTATATTAATGGCGGACGATTGTACGCTGGTTCGGTTACCGCTGTTCAAATGGCTGCTAATTCTATAACAACTGAAAAAATTGCGGCTGGTTCGGTTACCGCTGATAAAATTGACGTTGTCAGTTTGTTTGCAAAAGACATCGAGGCATCCGGTTCTATATCTGGTGTTAAAATAGTTGCTAGAGAGATTACTGCAAATCAGTCATACTCTATATTTAACGGCACAAACAGTCAGAAAATCTTATATTTTGATGGATCGTCTATCAAATTAGGAAAAATGGGAACTGGAACATCTATACAAGGTGGCGCCGGATTCGAGTTTTTTGATAAGACGGTCACGATGTATGGTGATCTGAGTTTATACAGTGGCGATATTACCACTCCTGGCAATGTGCAGGGAAAAACAATAACTGCGACTGCAGACATGAATACTAATACCATATATGCATCTAATTGGTTTAGATCGCGCGGTACTACAGGATGGTATAGTGAGGATTATGGTGGTGGCTGGTATATGACGGATTCCGATTGGATTCGGGCATATAACGGAAAAGGTATAACCACCAATGGCAATATGTCCATTGGTGGTTATATTCAGAGTAACAACATAATAAATACAACATATGAGTATCAGTCCAATAGAGGTTCGGTAGACTGGCGCTTTGGTGCGGCAACAGGTACAGGTGATGAAAATTTCTTTAGCTTTTATAAAGCTAACAATGGAATGATTCCACTGGCAATTGATGGAAATTTCGGAAACATTTACGTTGGGTTCAATGTGGGAGGTTCAGGTTCGAAGACTGCTGTAGGAGTTTATCTTGGCGCTGAAGTGGCTGGAAGTAGAGCTTTTATCTATCACGGAGATTCATACGCTGGGTCAATTTGGATTCAAACCAGACTTGATGGTTCATGGAAATGGTTTAGTCTCGGAAGAGCATGTAGTGCAGCTCTTTCTGATATTCGACTAAAAGACGATATAAGAGACACCGAAGTACAAGACGCAACAAAAGTTATTGAAGCAATGCAAATTCGTTCTTTTGAAAGAAAAGATTCTCATAAAAAATACAAGATTGGCTTTATAGCAGACGAACTCGAACAGCTTGACCCTAACCTTGTCGATGGAGGCGGAGAAGTTGACGGACATCCATATTATAAATCTGTCAATAATTTGCAGTTGCTTGCGTATGTTGTAAAAGCAATGCAAGAGCTGAGTTCTAAAGTGGATCGGCTCGAAAGAGAAAACGAAGAACTTAGAAGAAAACTTTATTCATAGGAGGATAATATCATGGCATTAACAACATCTAAATCTATCAACTTATCAGGACAGTCCGTTATCAACGGAGTAACAGTGGAGACCTACACCGCATCTTGCAGTGAGGCTAACCCAAAAACTATGTATATTCAGCAGTCTACCACTAACCAGGAGTTACGGAAAGAGAACCGTACGCAGTGCCGTAAAGACCGTGACGAGTTCGAGGAGCTTGCATATGCTATGCAGGACGAGATGATAGCAAACAAAGGACAGGTTGACAGTACAGAAGAGTGATTGGAGAAGAAAATAAATATGAGAATTAGAGCGAGACCATACTAGGTCTTATTTTTTTACAAAATTGCGCCGGCGCAATGCTGGAGAAAGGACATATATGGAAGTAATTATTTCTTCTACAATATCGGCAGCAGTAACGCTGATAGTGTGTCTGATCAGCAATCATAGCCAGAATGAAAAGACGAGGGCGCTCATGGAATACAAGCTGGAAGAGCTTACAAAAAGAGTGGATAAGCACAACAACACCATAGAGCGAACTTATAATCTGGAACAGAGGATGGCTGTATCAGAAGAACAGATTCGGGTAGCAAATCATAGAATTGCAGATTTGGAACATGATCATAAGGAGGATTAACTGTATGAACATTAATGTAAATGAAATTATGAACTATGTAACCTATGCTCTGATCGCATTTGGCTTGATGGCCTTTGTGGTGTCTCTTATTGTGCAGGCAATAAAAGACCTACCGTGGTTCAAAAAATTACCAACCAGTGCAGTTGCTCTTATCACATCCTTTATTGTATGCACTGCTACAATGGTTGCTTTTTGCGAATATTTTAAAATTGTGATTGAATGGTACTATGTGTTTGCTGCAATTATTGCATCATTCGTGATTTATATGGTAGCAACTGGAGGCTGGGAAAGAGTAAAGACAATCTGGGATAAGACAAAGTACAAAAAAATGAGGGCGAGTGATCGCTCTCATTTTTGAAAGGAGAACTTTGACATGAAATATTTTATCTGTGTAGGTCACGCGAACTATGGCGGTGGCGTCATCTCATCTGCAGATGGTACTAGCAAGGGTGGTGTGAATGAATATAAATACAACAAAGAACTGGCGCCCTATGTGTGCAAATGGCTTAAGGTAGCAGGACATGAGGCAACCTTGTGTATTGCTCCGGAAGGTCAGCTGCATTCCCTGAATGATGAAATCAAGTATTTCATTGAAGAAGAGAATAAACAGAACTATGATCTGTCAGTCCAGCTTCATCTGAATGCCTTTAATGGAGAGGCATATGGCTGCGAAGCATACTGTTACAATGCAAATGGTCTTCCGGAAGCCCAGCGGATCAGTGCGAAGCTCGGCACTGTCTGGCATGACAGAGGAGCTGAAGAACGTCCCGGACTGTACTGGACCAGAAAGACCAAGGCAAAAGCTGTCCTGGTAGAATCTTTCTTCTGTGATAACAAGGACGATTATGCCAAAGCGAAAAAACTTGGTATGGATGCTCACGGAAAGCTGATCGCAGAGGGCATTCTGGGAAAAACGATCACAATTGCGCCGGCGCAACCGAAAGCAAAGTATTACATCCAGGCTGGAGCCTACGGAACAAAAGAAAATGCAGATGTGATGGTGAAAGTACTTAAGAAAAAGGGGTTTTCAGCAAGTATCCGCAAAGTAGCCGGCTCCGTCCCATACCGTGTCCAGGTCGGCACATACAGAACAAAGAAGGCTGCCAATAAGGTGGTAAAGAAACTGAAGGCAGTAGACTTCCAGGTATTGGTGAAGAGCCTGTAATGTCGAAATTCGTCGTACTATCTCGCACGATAGTGCGTGACAGATGGGAAAGAATCTGGTACATTAAATATATCCCTCAAATAAGAAAAAGTCCTTACAATCATGCAGCTGCCCGCAGAAGAGTGAGGGCTTTTCTTCTTATATAAAATAACATGGTTGAAGCTGTATAGAATAATACAAAAATGAATACGTAACATACTGGTAGCTAACAAAAATCGCGAAAACCCATTAAAATAAGGCACTACAGTTTCTGTAGAGGAAGCTGCTAAGGCTGGTAAGTTCTAATAATTGAATAAACTATAATTGCTATGTAGCAATGAAATTGGGCATTCTGTACAAAATACAGGGTGCTCATTTTTTATCCGCAAAGTCAACACGCAGACCCTGCCCACGTCCTGTTCACATAAGTAATTCCGTATGGGCAAAATGTGGGTGAAATTCTGAATGCATAATATATAATGTGGGTGCTAAAATTTGACTTCTACTCACAGAAATTTTCACAAACCCATCAAATCTCCCTCACAATTTCATCACAGATTCCAGGTATATTAATAATCAAACAAAGGCGATAACCTTTTTAATCGTATAGATCATATTTTCTTTTTCATACTTGCCAGGACTTTTTGATAAGTCCTGGCCCTCCTTTTTTTCTGGAACAAAATCAGCCCGACAGATTCCATTGACGAAAACATAATTCTATGGTAAAACTTTACTATGCCAATACATTACAGGAGGTTGACCCGAA